TTTTCGGCAAATCTAGAGGAACGTCTCTTGGTTCAAATACGATTGTTCAAAACGGTGACAGATTATTCACCATGCGGATCGATGGTAGTGACGGAACAAACCTAGAACAAGCGGCCATAATCGAAGCGTATGTTGATGGCAGTCCAGCAAGTAATAGTATTCCGGGGCGGCTAAGTTTTATGACCACGAATTCTGGGTCTCAATATGCCACCGAAAAGATGCGTATTGCTTCTTCTGGCTTTATCTCTATGGGAAATACGGCAGCAGACACATTAAATTCTGCAAGTGGTTACGCAGATTTAGCTGTAGGAGATGGCTCTGGAAATTGCGGAATTAGCATATACACAGGGACGAGTCACGGTGGAGGAATTGCTTTTGCAGATGGAACTTCTGGAGACGCTACTTATCGAGGTTTGATTCAATATAGTCATGGCAGTGACCAGATGGAACTTTGGACTGCCGCAGCGGTAAGGGTGAAAATTAGTTCGATTGGCACTGTAACGGTTGGTGCTGATTATTCTGCAACCGCAGCAAATGGTGATTTTCTTTATATGCCGCCTGGTAGTTTCAATGCTGGTGTTGATCGAACATCTTCTGCAAATGTTTGTGGCTTTAGAAATAACAATGGCGAAATCGGCATAATTAATATCAATGGAAGTACCTGTAGTTTTACAAACTTATCCGATTACAGAAAAAAACAAAATGTTGATTACTCTTGGGATGCTACTTCTAGACTGAAACAGCTAAAGCCAGCTAGATTTAGTTGGATAGCTGACAGCACAAATACTTTGCAAGATGGTTTCTTAGCACACGAAGTTTCATCAATTTGTCCTGAAGCAGTAGTAGGAGAAAAAGATGGTGTTTATACAGCGGAGGAGGCGAAAGAAAGCGAATACATAACTGAAGGTGAAGCAAAGAGTCAAATGCTAGATGCCTCAAAACTAATCCCATTGATGGTAAAAACAATTCAAGAACAACAAGCACTAATAGAAACATTACAAACTAAAGTCGCAGCATTGGAGGAGACGTAAATGGCAGCAACATGGAGTATTGCAAGTTTAGATCGCCAAGTTTCTATGGATGGTAAAGCCGATGTGGTGACCGTCGTTCATTGGCAAGTTACCGATTCAGAGACCGTGGGATCTGGCGATGATGCTGTAGAGCATCACGGGCGAGCTTATGGGTCTATTGGCCTAGACACCTCTGATCTTTCATCCTTTACGGCCTACGCTGACATAACTGAAGCCAATGCAATCGCGTGGGCGAAAGAGGCTCTCGGTGAAGATCAGGTCGCTCAATACGAACAGTCAGTCGCTGATCAAATCACCGAGTCGAAAACACCAACAACTAAAACAGGGAAGCCTTTCTAATGGAAACTAAATATTTACAACTTCACGATCTGGCAAATGTCTTAGCATTGATTGACGCAGCAGCCAAGCAAGGCTTGTTTGGCGGCGATCAATTGTCAGCAATCGGAGCAATGCGTGAGCGATTTGAGTTAGAACTCAAAGAGCAAGCACCAGTCGAAGACAACGTGGCTAACATAGAAGAAGCAAAGACAGAAGAGGCCAATGGCTGAAGATAACGTAGAGGTTGCCAAGAATGTGGTTGATGCAGTTTCAGTCGGAACTGTAGCTGGCAGCTTGATGGGCTGGTTGCCACCTATAGCGGCAGCTTTAACGATCATTTGGACAACCATTCGCATATTTGAAACGAACACGGTGCAGAGCTTTGTTAACAAATTTAAAAAATGATTTTCGAATCAATCGCGGCAATAACGGCGGCTTTGTCAGCCGTGAATGGCCTGGTGGCTGCAGCCAAGGAAACGGGTGCCAATGTCACTGGTGTGATGGGGAAAATGGGCGAGATCCAAGATGGAATCCACCGATTCGAGCTGGAAAAGCGAGAAGCCTCGATCCCGACACAGAGGCTCACTCCAGCCGAGGCTTTTGCGTTAGCGGAGAAAAAGCGATCAGTGGCCAGGTACTTCGAAGATGTCAAGATGATCTGCATGATGAGCGCCGAGGGTGCAAAGTTGTGGGAAGAATTCGAGCGCACAATGCAAGAGTCTCGGGAACAGCACGCCAGGGATGTGAAGATGATCATTCAGCGTCAGAAGGCCAAAAAGGCGTTTCTGCACGATCTCTTCGTCTACTCGGTGGTGGGTTTTTGCGGCCTGACAATCTCGGCAGTGATCATTGCCCTGGTGATCGCATTCTTCAAACCTTAAATGAACAAATTAATTTTGGTATTCCAACTTGTACAACTTATTGAAAACATTGAACCGGCTGATCAGCCGAGCACGGAAATTTATTTCTACTCTCTTCCAAAATGCATTGCCGTTGCAGAACGAATCAGAGATCAAAGAAACAGAAGTCATTACCGATACAGCAAAGGCGAAATCGGAGCTTACTGTAAAGCGGTCTACGTCAGGCAAGAAAAAGAAGAAGCGGGGCTGATATGGGATTAAAACTCAGTGGCTTAAAAGGAATCATCAACGCGGTAGCGCCAACATTAGGCACTGCGCTGGGTGGCCCGATGGGCGGGTTAGCTGCGCAAGCGATTAGTGCGGTTTTAGGCGTTAAGCCTGAAGCGAAATCGATTGAGAAAGCGTTGCAGAGTGCCACGCCTGAACAATTGGTAGAGATCAAAAAGGCTGAATTAGAGTTTCAAAAGCAGATGAAGGAATTGGACGTTGATGTTTTTAAACTAGAAAACGAAGATATTGCCGATGCCAGAAGAACCTTTGCTGGCGATTGGACTCCAAGAGTGTTCGCCATGACCATTGTTTTTGGATTCTTTGCGTTTGTATTTTATATCGTGTCAGACGATTGGAACCGCGAGATGGAGCCACTGCTCAACATTATCCTGGGCGGCTTGCTGGCCAATGTCGCGTCTGTATCCAGTTTCTACTTCGGCAACTCTCACAAGGTTGAAGACTGATGAGTGAGCGACTGATTGAACAGCTCAAAGTGCACGAGGGTGTCGAAGCCTTTGGATATTACTGTTTGAGCAACAAGATGACAGTCGGTGTTGGCCGAAATATAGATAAGGATGGTGGTCTTGGACTTAGTGTGGATGAAATTGACTACCTTCTCAAGAACGACATTTATCGATGCCGTAAAGAACTATCAGAAACCTTTAGCTGGTTTGATGACCTGGATCAAGTCAGGCAAGACGCTCTTTGTAACCTTCATTTCAATTTGGGCCTTACTCGCCTTCTCGGTTTTAAGAAGGCTTTGGGCTTTATGGCAAGTGGCGATTTTTATATGGCGGCAGATGAATTCCTCGACTCGCAGTGGAAAAATCAAGTTGGGGATCGAGCAATTGAAGTGACAGATCAAATTCGAGATGGGGAATATCAGTAGTGTCGTTAATACCCCTAAAGATACCAGCCGGTGTTGTGAAGAACGGCACCGTATTCCAACAAGCTAATTCTTGGAATGATGCCAACCTGGTGCGCTGGCATGAAGGCACCATGCAGCCAGTAGGTGGATGGCGTGCGCGTACATCTACACAGATGACTGGTGTGTGTCGATCTTTAATCACTTATGTGGATAACTCAAGCAATCGCAGAACGGTTGCAGGCACCAACACAAAGCTCTATGTCATCGACGAGTCAGCCACCGTAACCGATATAACACCTGTAGGCTTTACCACCGGCAATGCGTCAGGCACTCAGAATCTTGGTTTTGGTGGATTAACTTATGGCAGTTACGCCTACGGTGTGCCAAGGCCCGATACTGGCAGTTATGGCCCTTGTGATACCTGGAGCCTTGATACCTGGGGTGAGTATGCGTTGGGTTGCGCCACATCTGATGGCAAAATTTATCAGTGGGCTAATTCTACTGGATCAGTTGCAGCGGTACTCAGTAACGCGCCTACCAGCGTGAATGCCATTGTGGTCACGCCAGAACGATTTGTTTTTGCGCTAGGCGCAGGCGGTGTGGGTAACAAAGTGCAATGGTGTGACCAGGAAGCGAACAACACATGGACTGCAGCCGCAACGAATCAAGCCGGTGACTTTACCTTGAACAGTGGCGGGAACCTAATGCTGGGCATGTCGATGCGCGGTGAGACTTTGATGATCACTGATACAGACGCACATGTTGCGCGTTACCAGGGACCGCCCTTTGTTTATGGGTTCACCAAAGTGGGCGATGGATGTGGCGCGATTTCTAACAATGCGTGCGTCATGGCAAACGACTCTGCTTTCTGGATGGGGCCGCACGGTTTCCATGTTTATAACGGTGCGTTGCAGGCTTTGCGCTGTAGCGTAGGTGACTACGTGTTTAGCAATTTAACTGAGGCGCAACGCAGTAAAGTCGTTGCAGTACACAACTCGCATTTCAACGAGGTGTGGTGGTTCTATCCGCATTCTGCTACTGAAAATAATGCCTATGTGGCTTATAACTATAGTGAAGGCCACTGGACAATCGGGAGCTTGGCCAGGACCGCTGGTGATGATAGCGGTGTGTTCTTGTACCCCAACTTAGTGACCAGTGATGGTTATATCTATGAACATGAAGTGGGTTTTGATTACGACTCGGAGACGGTGTTTGCTGAAACCGGACCCGTAGAGATTGGCAATGGTGATCGCCTAATGGTAGCCAGGGAGCTGATCGGTGATGAGAAGACGCTCGGTGACGTGACAGCTACGTTTAAGACTCGCCTGTATCCAAATGCCAGCGAGTCATCACACGGGCCTTACACAC